TACACATCTCATCACTTCTATATCCATAATTTATTAAAAACTGAACCAATTCTTCTTTGTTGGTGGTGTTATTTAAATTTCTTCTTTTAATATCTTTCCATCCATCTTCCGGAATTCTTTTGCCATTTTCAGAATGTGTATTTTTTTTTAGTGTTTTTACATGTTTATTCATGTTTTCCAATGATTTTTCTGCATCTCTTATTTTATTATCAATTATAATTTGATTATTACCTTTTGCCGAAGAAGTTGTATACATAAATTTTACAAAAATAGGAGCAACAATCAATAATGTAATTAAAATGATCTCTGCTGCAAATATATAGTACACCGCTTTGGGTGTATGACGAAATTCATTGTATAAAAATTTGACTATATCGAAAAATATACATGGAATAATAAAAATAGCATAAAACAATACATTCAAAATAGGATTATTATTTAAAATTTGTTTGAATGATACAGACCCTAATAAATATTTATACGTTAAAAATAAACTAGTCAATACGGTACCAATCATTATCATAACTGAGCCAGAAACGTTAAAAAGAATATTTTTACTCACAAGAAATGCAAATGCTGCTAATATACCCATAGCAACTCCAACAGATATTAAAGAATATAAGTATTTTGAAGAATTAGCATATAACCAGTCATCTTTATCCAAATTAGATCCGGTGGTTGGATAATCACCTGAGAAACTTTTTGTAAATTTAATAAAAAAGACTGTTAGGCAAATAATTCCTATTCCTATAAAAAGAAAATTTATAAAATAAGAGTAATCCGCAATAGTTTCAGGATAACCATTATTATAAATGTAAATAGATACACCTACGAATAATGATATTATTAATAATACTAAACTAAATTGTCTATTATTACTGGTAGCATCCCAGGCACCCATCTTAGAATAACCCATATCTTGTCTCCATGATGGGAAGAGAGGAAATATAAACCATAGAAGTTGTCCTATTGATTTTAAAGGTGTTATTAGTAATGTACTTACAATGTATTGAACAAAAGAGAAAGTTCTTTTATAAGAACTAGGAAAATCACTCGTCTGATTATAGTGATTTACACCATATCCAATTATAAAAAGTATCAATAATATTAATAATGCTAAAGGAGTATAAATTATTGCTGAGGTGACACCTTTTAAAACTGTACTCATTTATATTTTATGTATATTAAATAAAATATAATTCTACAAATTATTCATGGATGTTTTATTAGCATGACAATTATTACATAATGCTGCTAGATTAGATACATCATTTGACCCTCCAAATTGTAAATCAATCTTGTGATCTACCTGAAATGTATGTGTTAATTGTTGACTACATGTATTACACTTCCAACTCTGTTGGGCGGCTACATATTTTTTCTTAGTTTCACTTACACTTCTTTTTGTAGTAGGTTCCCGATTTATCATATTATGATGGTTCCTCGTCTTGGGACTTATAGTATATGAAATGTTTGATTGTTGTCCCAGTTGATTAACTTTATCTCTTGCAGATGTGAAGTCAAAAAGAGGGGTTAACATATCCCGTGTGTTATTATCCACCGGCATATATTTTATAAGATCAGTTGCATGTTTTACTAAATTTTTCGTCTCACCGGGATTTTTATTTATAAATAAATAAATACTTAATCCAACAAATGCAAAAGTAGCCATTTTATAGTATTTTTTTCCTTTTAATACATATTCAGTAAATTTTCCATCATAATACGTGTTGGCCACTAAAAAGGCGGTTATAATAAATATTAAAAAGTTAATTTTCATATATATATTAAAATATATATAAAACTAAAATTAGACCCAAGTAGAATTATGCCTTTCTGTAGATCATACCTAAACGGTTATGTTTTTTACCCTTGTACGTTTTTCCTTTGTATTTGAAAGATGCCAAACCCTTCTTTTTAGCATTTAACATAAGTTTGAAGTATGCATTAAGTGGTCTTTTCTTACCCTTTCTGCTTTTACTCTTCTTGCGAGTACGTCTGGCTTTTTTGCCTCCTTTTTTGCTTTTGCTGCTTCTTCTTCGTCTACGTTTTCCTCCAAGAAGAGAACCTACGCCAGAAAATGTATCTCCTTCTGGAGCATCTCCTTTGGTAGGCTCTGTGTCATGAACCTCTTCAGTTCCATCGTGCTCCCCACCGCGCTGTCTTTTACGTCTTGAACGAGATCTTCTGCGTGTTCGTTTAGCCATTATATAATTAGGCTATATTATTATTTTAACGAGCATTTTTCCCTAAATTCTATTTCCTATAAAAATAGAATATTGTTAAGAATAATAACCCAACAATTCCCAACTCAATATATTTTTTCCTTGTTTTTGCTATTTCTTTATTTTTCATATCTTTTGGTTTATATTCTTCATAATATTTCTCTAAATCTTCATAGAATTCTGTTTGAGGTTTTTTGATTTTTTTATTAATTTTATTAAATATGAAATGAATCCATTTCATAAAAGACATTCTTGAACTTAAATAGGGTGTAACAGGATATTTATCTAAAAGTCCTAAAAAATGATTACCAATAGGATCCATTGGTATAAATATAGGCAAATTTTGTATAAAATCATAATATTTTTTAATACTTACATCATTTGGATGTTTCGGATAAGTAATAGCCATAGTTTGTAGTGTAAATTTTAGATGTGGTAACCAAACATTATAGTTCAAACCCATTATATAGCAAATGATATAAAAACATAAACATTTAAACATATATATTATGCTAAAAACTCATGAATTTTATGATTCACTCTATTGTAATAATTGTGGTAAAAGAGGACATACATATAACCAATGTTCTAAACCAATTACTAGTATAGGATTAATAATTATCACTAAAGAATATAATAATTTTAAATTTTTAATTATATGTAGAAAAGATAGTTTAGGATATATTGAATTTTTAAGAGGAAAATATGACTTATATGATAAAAACTATATACAAAATTTAGTTGATGAAATGACAACTAGTGAAAAAAATAATTTATTAACAAAAAGTTTTTCTAAATTATGGAATGATTTATGGGGTAAATTTAGTCATAATCAATATAGACAAGAAGAGAAACTTTCTGAAGATAAACTTAGACGTTTGCAAACAGGAATACGTGATAAACATACAAAAAAAGTATTTAATCTAAAACATTTAATTCAGAATAGTTTGACAAATTGGAGTGAACCTGAATGGGGATTTCCAAAAGGTAGGAGAAATTATCAAGAAAATGATATTTCATGTGCATTACGTGAATTTGAAGAAGAAACTGGATATTCGAGAAAAGAGGTAAATATTATCAATAATTTAAAACCATTTCAAGAAATATTCACAGGATCAAATTATAAATCATATAAACATAAATATTTTTTAGGATTTATACCTGAGCCAATAGAACATACAAATTTTCAAAAAAGTGAAGTTAGCCAGATGAAATGGTTAAATTTAAAAGATTGTTTGGAAAAAATAAGACCATATAATTTAGAAAGAATTGAATTAATAAATAATATAAATAGTGTTTTACATAAATATAGTTTAATCTCATAATATATTATTATGGAAGAACAATCCGATAAAAAAGAATGGACCGAAAAACCTTTTAAAATAGAAAATACAGATCTACGTACTAAAGGTATAGTAGACAGTAAATTTAGACTTATAGGGATTAATGGTAAGAAATTAAGAATTAAGAAAAATAATCAAACAAATAAGATAAAAATGGTTCGGAAGAAAAATTGGCAACAAGAATATAAAGATTTTTTCAATAGTTTAGATAATCCATGGGATAAATTATACAAATTTAAATCCTCTTCTGGTAATTGTCCGGAAGAGAAAATAAAAATATGTGAAGCGAAGGGCAAAGTATGTAATATTAAAACAAACCGATGCATAAATCCTCCAAAGGGTGTTCCAAAGAAAAATCTTACAGAAACAAAGAAGTCGGAAACAAAGAAGTCGCAAACAAAGAAGTCGACAACAAAGAAGTCGGCAACAAAGAAGTCGACAACAAAGAAGTCGAAAACAAGGAAGTCGACAAAATCCAGAGAGGAATCCAGAGAGGACATACCATTAACTGAATTATCTAGTAGACAAATTTCTGAAGATGCTTTAGAAAAACCTCCAAGTATAAAACAAATTCTATCGCCTGTCACAGAAACCGAATTAAGCCCAAGCCTCATAGATGAAACCGAATTAAGCCCAAGCCTCATAGATGAAACCGAATTAAGCCTTGTAGATGAAACCGGATCAAGCCCAAGCCTTCAAGAACAATTAAATATAACAATGAGTAATCAATGCAAAACGTTGATTGATAGTATTAAAGGAAATTTACATAATTTATCTCTCCAAAGCAAAGAATATCAAAAACTTTTACAATGCACATCGGCAAAAAATAGAGATCAACTCGAAGAGTATAAGAAAATAGATAAACTATTATATCCTCATCTAGATGATCCAAATTTTGCATTAAAAATATCAAATAAAAAAGAATTTAGAGATGTAGAAATTCCAAAAAAAACCCAAGCCCAAATAGATAATATATCAGAAGAGGCAACCAAATTATGTAATCCCGTCATGGAATTTGAATTACAACCACAACAAAAATTTGTTCGAAACTTTTTATCATTTCAAAGTCCATATAATAGTTTATTAATATTTCACGGGTTAGGTACAGGTAAAACATGTTCATCTATATCTGTTTGCGAAGAAATGCGTAATTATTATAAACAAATCGGCTCTGATAAAAAAATAATGATAATAGCCAGCCCAGTTGTCCAAGAAAATTATAAATTACAATTATTTGATGAAAGAAAACTTAAATTAATTAATGGATTATGGAATTTAAAAGCATGTACAGGTAATAAATTTATTAAAGAAATTAATCCGATGAATACAAAGGGACTTTCTAGAGAAAGAGTAGTTAAACAAATAAAAAAAATTATAAAACTTTCTTATGAATTTGTAGGATATACTGAATTTGCAAATAAAATAGATAAGATTATGAAAAAAATATCAGGTAAAGACGATAAAAAAGTTATTAAAAAACAAAGACGCGCACTAGAAAAAGAATTTTCAGGGAGATTATTAGTTATAGACGAGGTTCATAATATTAGAGCAAACGATGTTAAAAGACGAACCACAAAAAATTTACAAGATTTAGTTAGTTATACAAAAAATATCAAACTATTATTATTAACTGCCACGCCAATGTTTAATGAAGTGACTGAAATTATTTGGTTAATAAATTTAATGAATTTAAACGACAATCGATTTCCAATTAAAATCAAAGATATATTTGATGATAATGGCAATATTAAAGAAGGCGGTAGGGAATTACTAATACAAAAATTAAATGGATATGTTTCATATGTCAGTGGTGAAAATCCATTTACTTTCCCTTTTAGAATTTTTCCATACGAATTTAATAGCCCGCATTCATTGAAAATATTAAAAACAAAAGAATGGGTGTATCCAATAGAGCAAATAAATGGTCTAAAAATTACACCGGAAATGCAAATTAAATATTTAGATGTCTATATTACCAAAGTAAGAGATTTTCAAGATAAATCATATAAATATATTGTTAAAAAAATGAAAGAGAAATATCCGTTATTGCAAGAAAAACGACAAGGTATACAATACACAATGATGGATGGTCCACTACAAGTATTAAATATAGCATATCCACATGAGGATTTATTAGAAGATGATTATTCGGAAAAAGATATAGGCAACCAATTATATGGAAAAAGAGGATTGAGAAGAATTATGGAATATACAAAATCTACAAAAAAAGAGTTTGAATATAAACCAGATATTATAAAGAAATTTGGTCGCATATTTAGTGCAGAAGGGGAAGATCCGTTGCTCAAAAAATACAGTGCAAAGATTTACCAATTTATTAAAAGAGTTAAAAACAGTGAAGGTATTTGTCTTATTTATTCTAATTTTATCGACGGCGGATGCGTACCTATAGCATTAGCATTGGAAGAAATGGGTATATATAGATTTAATACAGAGAAGTCTCTGTTTAAAAACAAAACGAAACAACCCTATAAAATACATGGTCATAATGCAAAATATATTATGATAACAGGTGATAAAAAGTTATCACCCAATAATAAATTAGAATTAAAGGCTGCGACTGATTCTGATAATACGAATGGAGAGAAAGTCAAAGTTATAATTATTTCAAAGGCCGGGTCTGAAGGATTAGATTTTCAGAATATAAGACAAGTACATATTTTAGAACCATGGTATAATTTAAATCGGGCGGATCAGATAATTGGAAGAGGTGTTCGAAATAAAAGTCATTGTTTATTACCTTTTAATAAAAGAACCGTTGAAGTTTATCTATATGCATCAGAATTAGATGATGATACTGCCGAAGCAATTGACATGTATATGTATCGTATTGCTGAAAATAAGGCAATAAAAATAGGTAGAGTAACTAGATTATTAAAAGAAAACTCAGTTGATTGTTTATTAAATAAAAATCAACAAGATATGAATGCTAATAATATTAATAAAAACATAAAATTATTGTTATCAAATAACAATGGGATAACTTATCAAGTAGGACACAAAGATAATAGTTTAATATGTGATTTTATGGAATGTCAATATGATTGTAAGCCTAATAATGAATTATCTGAAGAAGTTGGGATCGAGACGTATAACGAAAATTATATTATAATGAATATTGAAAAAATATTAAATAAAATAAAATTATTATTCCGAGAACATTATATTTATGAAAAATCAGATTTAATTAAAAGAATTACAATGATGAAGCAATATTCAAATGAACAAATTAATACGGCATTAGATATTTTAATAAATGACGACAATGAATTTATAACAGATATGTTAGGTAGAAACGGGCGTCTTGTTAATATTGAAAAATTTTATATGTTCCAACCTATTGAAATTGATAGTAGTAAAAACATTACAATGTATCAAAGAAGTAATCCAATTCATTTTAAACCCAAAAAAATTGTATTTACTGCCAAAAAAACTAAAAAACCAATGAAAACCCCATCAAAAATAAAAATACAACAAAATATGGAATTTTATAATTTTTATAAAAATTATTTAATATTATTAAATCCGACAGATGTTAGTAATAAAATAAACTGGGTTCAATCTGCCGGACATACAATACAAAATTTAGTACAATATAATGAACTACCAAAAGAAATACTTGTAGAATTGGCATTAGAACATGTTTTCGATATTTATTCAATTCAAAATAAGATTAAACTATTAAATGAGATAGAACTTATTAAAAATAACCATCTAATTATAGAAAGTATTGATCAAAGTTGCTTATTAGTATTTCAAAAAATAATTGATAAAAATACTATATCACACGAAGGTATTACAGTATTACCTATTACTGACTATAAGAAACAAGTATTTAAGACTGGTCTGGGATTTTTAAAATTAAAGAATGATGTAACACCTAATCAATGGGTAACTGATGTTTCTGGATTAAATACCAAATTTGTCGAAATATTAACAGATAGGTTCAAATTTAATATTGACGGGATAAATAATTTTATTGGATTTTTAACAAATTTTAAAAATAGAATCGTTTTTAAAGTGAAATCAATCGCATCAAGTT